TCCACTAATCTTTCAAGACTTTTGACGTTACCTAAATCACTTACTTGATATTGGCCTTCAAAACCAATTATATCTTTCCATATTTCTGGCATAAAAAAAGTAAGGAGGGGTTTTAATCTCCTTACTTCGAATATACAGTATTTGTTGTTACAATTAAATACTAATTATCAACATTATACAATAGCACTAATAAAGGCATCAGGGCGGAATATAGCCACGCCTTCTACTCTTTCAATCAGGAACGTAACCAGGTTTTTCTGGAAATCCAGAGAAGTGGCACTATCCGATTGTCTGAGCGTCAAACCTTCGCTTTCAACTACAGCCGTTTTTGTCCAATCACCTACGATACAACGTCCACCGGTAAGCCAGTTAACGGGGTAAAGAGGAACGCCCAAAATGCGTACTGTACCGTCAGCGGTGATACTCACTACACCGGGCAGGGAGTAATCATTCGGTTTTGTAACCAGGATGGTTGCCCACACATCAGGATCGACCGCAATCGCATTGGCATTATATTTTGACTTCTTCAAAGTCTTTATGAAGAATATAAGCCTTTCTGCTTTCACCGTAATACCAGTAGTTGTGCTTGATCCGGTTGCAGCCGCTACCAGCGTATTGGCAAATTCCAGATCTTCCTGATCCAAAAGCTGCTCAGTCAATGACGTAGGAAGCCAGCTCTGAAGGAAACTGATGTTCCTTAAAGACTGACGGGAAACGGTCATCCAACCGGCAAGGGCTTCCAGCGTTAATGTCTGCATAGCCCATCCTCTGTCAACCTGTGCTTTTGTCGCTCCTTCCGAAGCCTGGTACCCGATGGAACCAGCACCAGGAGGGGTGTTTGCACGTGGATAGTAAACAGTGTCGTTATCTGACTGAAGGATCGGAGCTAACTGACGGAAACGGGTCTGACCCAAAGGCTCCATACCGGGCCGCCAATCAAGATAAAATGGTTTGTATGGTGCGCCTGTTCCGGTAAGGGAAGCGGTCGTAACCGTTGAAACCTTTCTTTCAATCTTGATACCGTCTTTTGAAAGACTTGATCCACCAGCAATCTTTTCAAACAGGGCTTTGTTTTCTCCGATTGCATCAGCGATTGATTCAATCATTGAATAATGCGCTTCCTGACGGTTCATCAGTTTTGCGCGTCCACCCTTTTCGTTCATGTTGCGGAGCGTGTCCTGAAGATCAAGGATAGTAGCTCCTTTGGCTATAAGATCAGCTTTCACTGTCTCGAAATCGCCCTGAATTTTGGTTACTTCAGCTTTCGTAGCTTCCACTTCCTGTTTTGCTTTGAGGACCACTTCCTCTTTAAATGCGTTATTGGTCTCGGTAATCTTTTGGACTACCTGAGCACCTGTTAAATCATCTGCCATTGTAATTAGTTTAAAACGTTGAGTAATATATTTTGCCAGGGTAGAGCGTTATCCGGCATCGGTGCAACGTTTTTCAGCGCGGCCTCTGTGGTTGTAGTCTCTTTAAAATCTTCGAGTTGTTTTATATAAAGCTGAAGCAGGGAGAAACCCTCATCAGAATATCTTCCGTCTTTAATTTCTTTGCTTACCAGAAGCATTTGTTTGCAGATCAGCGTTATCATATCGGGATTAAAAGCACCTTTACCCACTGATATAGTAGGTGTATTCGGATTGGCTCCCCAAAGAACAGCCGATCCCTCATATAGCTTTAATTGTGTAAGCCTACGTGGTTCCTCACCTTTACCGGCAATAGATTCCATTGTCTGAAAACCTACTGAATGATTCTTTATCAGTCCGGCCTCATATAGCTTCATAGTATCGTTGGCTATCGTAGTATTTGGTAGGTTACTTACTCATATAAGCTGATTTCCTGATACATAAAGCTCTGAAAATGTAGATAAATAGCCTGATCCGTAGCTAGGATTGTGATCGATCAGGTGATGAATGATGTTTTTTCCCTGTGGTCCTCTTTCGGCTATTGTCTTGTCATAAGCCCCTGATTCAATAATATCATTGTCTAAGTCTTTAGAACCCATTTCAGAGATGACTACTTTAACCCTCCGGGAAGCGTTATCCACGTCCAAAGGCATAGTCATAACGTCTTTATATTGGATGTTCATAAATTAAAAGTATTTCTATTTAACATAATGTTCAAAAATATCTTATGCCGTTGCGAGTGCAGTCTGTTTCGGCTTCATAATTATCTGGCCGTCCTGATCCCGCTTCGCCCGGTAGCTCATCGTACACCGGCAATTAATTACCTGAGCCGCCGGTCCGTCAGGATCACCAGGGAACTGCAGTCCATTGCTGAAAGGTTCATTTAAATCCCTTACCTCACCATCTACGCCCGCGTGAGTATGTGCAAGCCTGGTTCTTTTATCTTCCACAGCTATCCACCTTTTAGTAGTTTCGTAAGGTTTTTCACTTGCTACCTTTAGCTGTGCATAGTTCATAGCTGCCACAGATTCAGTACGGACAATCATCTGAGCGCGGTACTTTGTTATGGAGTTATCCTTCAGTTCCCTGACCGTCTTTTCTATTCCCCATCCGTCAGAGATAGCCTGTTTTAGCACTTTCTGAATATCTTTAAGTGTAGTTTGAGAGATAGGAAGAACTATTTTAGAAAAAATATATTGATTGAAATAATCTATTACTTCTCTTACAAAGCCGATCAGGGGGATGATCAGGCTCTTAACAACGGTAGTCCTGGCCGCTGCCTGTTTACCGGCATCTATGTAAAGGCTTTTGATGACAGGCCCGATCCATGGATTGATATAATACTGGTGGAAGGTCTGGCTGTAGGCTGCTTCGATACCTTTTTCCTTAACTAAAGCAATGGATTCCGCTACCTGTTTTTGCAGGGCATTATAAACGGGTGAGACATACTTAACCATCAGCCTGTGCTGTAGTTGCATCTGTCTTCTTATGTAAATAGATTGGTCCACGGGTCGAGGTTACCTGTTTGATTATAGTGGTTTTCCATTTTTATTCTTAATGCTTGTCTTGCTCCAGATTTCATCGACTTCTGCAAGGGGCAGTCTTTTACTATGCCCATTTCCGGTATGTCCTTTAGGTATATTGGATACTTGCTGTCCATTACCGTTAGGATTGTTTGTTCCATCCATTGTCTGTCCATCTGGGTTGAGATTTGGGTCAAGGGGAGGCATTGCAAGGTCATCTAATAAAGTTTGTGTTGTGGGTGCATAAATAAGATCCATATTGGGGTCAGGAAGCGGATCAAATCCGAGTTCTTCCCGTCTTTCGTTAGGCGTTAGCGTCCAGTTAGCCATTACCCTGGTTGTCTTCTTATCCATGTCATCAGCCAACTCAGGAAGATCGGTAATATCTATATCTATTGAATACTGATCCGGTTTATATCCGAAAGCCCGGAGTAATACCCTGTTTTCCTCATCCTTAAAGCTACAGGCATCGGGAGCGATAGCGTTTGTAATAAGATCCTTCCTTGCCTGTTCTACGTTGTTAAACGTAGTGTCTTTAGACCCGAATAACTGAGGGTTACAGCCCAAAAGATTACAGATCCTTGTAAATGTCATATCCATAGCCTCCATCAAATCCATATCAACCGCACTCTGGCCCATATAGAGATAAGCCCATTTACCGGGTAGCTGCACTACAGCCGATTTCATCTGTTTGTTATTGATCTTTGTGTTTATAGCCTGATCAGCCTGATCGATCTGTGATTTATTGAGGTTGTTAAACGTCTCATTAGCCAGCACTCCCCGCGCTCCCCCGTTCTGAAACATAGCTACAGCAGCCTCGTTTTGTGCTGAATCCTGTGTGATCAATCTTAGTCCCGGCTGAAGCGGAGGCATCCCATAGTATTGCGTAAAATTGTAAGAATCATATAGCGGATTCGGGTCTTTCCAGTGCATTACGTCCTCTTTAGCCAGGTATATCGGTTGCCCTGAATCATAAAACGTATAACCAACTATTTCACCAAAAAGAATATCCCGATTCACGTTAATAACCACCAACTGACTTGGCAGAACCCACATATTGAAAATGGGTAAATCATATCTTTTATCGCCTGTTACCCCATCATTATCTCCCCGGTTGAGCCAGACAAAGACGTTTCCGGTTAGTTTCTTGAACGTGTAAATCAGTGAATAATAGCTATCCTGACCCATGTATGGATTTGGTTGAGACAGTAACCGGCTCAGGTCAGTTCCCTCCACTATATCATCATCGTAGGCTTTTGTAAGTAGTTTCTTAAGATCCCTTGCTGACAGATTTGGATCCCGGTATTTAACCTTATTCGCGTAGCTTCTCTTA